CTGGCGATAGCTATGACAGCCAGTTCACAAGATTGAAAGATATTGCAGAACAGATCAATACATTGTCACTAGCCGCAGTATTGGGACAAAAACTTGTAGGAGAATCAGCAGAGGCCAAGCGAATAGATAGATCACAGAATGACAGCACAATGATGGTGATTGCACAGCAGATGCAAGATTTGATTGATAACTGCCTCAAGTTTCATAGTGAATATCTCAATGAACCTAATGCTGGAAGTAGTTTTGTGAACAGAGACTTTGTGAGTGCAAGATTAGAACCACAGGAGATAACATCATTGCTCACATTGTTTACTGCTGGAACTATTACTCAGGAAACATTGTTGAATCAACTATCTGCTGGTGAGGTTCTTGGTGATGACTTTGATGTAGAGGAAGAGATCGAAGGAACACAGCAGGGAGGTCTTACAGAAGTAGAGCCACCAGAAGAACCTGACGAAGAAC